TTGATTCAACAACGGGTTTCCCGATGTTCAATGAGTTTGTGCAAAGGCAAAACCAAGTGCTGTTTGCGTGCACTGGGGCGAATGTTAATTACACATTCACCACCGCTGGAACAATTACCTATGCGCCAGTTTGCACATGGATTACCGCAAACGACATTTCAGATTGGCTTTATGTTGCAACCGCTACCGCGGCTGACCAAGCCTTTTTGACAATTTGCGCGTCAGCATCGAACCAGTTCGCTTATCGAAGGCGGCAAGAATCAGGCTATTTTGATTCGCTCACCACAGTCCCATCGCAAGATGTGAAACTCGGAACAATCATGTACGGCGGTGCGCTTTACCGCCAACGCGGTTCAGTAGATGCTTTCTCATCCTTTAATGAGATGGGAAGCCAGCCGCCAGTCGCGTTATCGGCAATGGTAAAACAATTGCTAGGTATTGAACGCCCACAGGTTGCATAAATGCCAACCGCCTACACCGACCTACTGAACAAAGCGTTAGACAATCTTGCCACCGCGCTTACCGCTATCACCCCTGCAATTCCTGTGGTCACTGACCCTAGGAACATTCAGGGTGCTTGCGCGTTTATCAATGCCCCAACATTTAGCACCCCGCTAATGAAAAACAAGCGCATTCAGTTGACATTCCCAGTGCAACTTATTGTGCCTGGCCCTTTTAACTTGGATGCGCAAAGGAAATTGTTGAATATGACCGCCCAGTTGTTGGGCGCAAATGTGGCCATCACTGAGGGCCGCCCTACATCCATTGAGATTGGTGGCGCGTTGTATCCTTGCTATGAAGTCATTGTGAACATGGAAGCGAGCAGTTTATGAAATATGTGATTAAGTCAATAAAAGTGGGCACAATTGGCGATGAATTTGAGCCAAGCCCTGGCATTAATGTTGCAGCTCTTTTGGATGGTGGTTTTATTGCTATCCAAGAATCCACCGACAGCACCAAAAAAACACCTACTATAAAGAAAACACCTAAGGAGTAACCCACATGGCAACAACTACTTTCCTCTCGAATATCACCACACTGACTGTTAACTCGGTTGACCTTTCCGACCAATGCACCGCCATTGTGTTCACCAACATGCGCGAGCAGTTGGACAAAAGTACGCTGAAAGATACTTCCCGTTTATACACGGGCGGCCTTTACAACAACGAATGCACAATGACCCTTTTCCAGTCATATGCCGCAAGCGAAACTTATGCAACACTTGCCGCACTTGTTGGAACAGCAACCACCGTTGTTGCCACTGTCACTGAGGGTGCTGTAACGAAAACCTTTACTTTGGCAAATTGCTATCTAGAAAGCATGCCAGTCGTGAATGGTGCGCTTGGAGAATTAAGCACAGTAGACCTAAGTTTCACTGGCGGCACATACACCGCAAGTTAATCACGGCCTAACGGCCCGACACGAAAGGCAAGTTAATGAAACTAATAATGAAGGTCACGCCAACCCCTGGCGATGAACCCATCACGGTTACAACGAATTTGTTGTGCATCGCTGAATGGGAAAAGCAAGAAAATCGCAAAGTTTCTGACGGCCGAGGAATCGGAATCATGGACATGGTTTTTTGGGCTCACTTCATGTTGAAGCGCACAAGTTACAAACTCGAAGCAACACCGCAACTGTGGTTGAATGCACACCCTGACATGGAAATTGAAACGGTGGACATGACAAACCCAAACCCTACGGGCGCGGTACTTACCGAAAGCAACTAGCCGAACTACTAGTTTCTATCGGTTGGTGGCCGCCGCACATCGAATTTGACACCCGTGACCTGCAAACTGTTATTAGTGTTTTGAATGAGCAGGCAAAAGAAAGGCGGCGCGGGTGATAACGAATTCAGTTCAGGTGTACGGCGTGAAATCCGCGTTAAAAGAACTGAACAAAATTAACCCTAAGTTGCGCCGCGAATACACGAAACGCTACAAAGACATTGTGAAACCTATGGTTCAGGCCGCCAAAATAGCGTTTCCGAAATCCGCTCCCCTTTCCCACATGGCACGCCTTTATGCGCGTCTAGGGGGTTGGGATGGCGGTTTGGTGGCAAAGGGCGTGGTTGCCAAGATTGACACCCGCAAAGCCCGCCCAGGCACAGAAACAGTGGGTGCATTCTTTATTGTGCAGAAAACGGGTTGGGGTTCTATTTACGACATCGCAGGCCGAACCAACAGCGGTTCGCAGTTTGTGCAAAACCTTATTAATAGCGGACATGGAAACGCATCGCGCGCAATGTGGCCAGCCTATGAGGGCAATTCGGCCGAAATTCAGTTGGCTGTGCTTGACTTAGTAAACGATGTAATGAGCGATGTGAACAGGAATTTGGTGGTTAATAATGGCGATTAGGATTCCAATAATTTCGGAGTTCAATCCGAAGGGAGTGCAGGCCGCCAAAGCCGAATTTGCGACTTTGCAGGGAACGGGTTCAAAGGCAATGTTCCTATTGCAAAAAGCCGTACTTCCAGCGGCCGCCGCAATTGGCACATTCACATCAGTTATTGCGCCAGCCATTCGAGCCGCCTCAGATTTTCAGGAAGCAACCTCAACAGTCAATGTTGTTTTTGGGCGTGCGTCTAAAAGCGTTAAAGATTTCGCTGATGGTGCGGCGCGCAATCTCGGCCAATCCAAACAAGCCGTTTTAGATGCCGCGGGAACTTTCGGCACATTTGGCAAAGCGGCAGGTTTGGCGGGGTCTGACCTTTCAACATTTACAACCGATTTTGTAACACTTTCAACTGACCTTGCATCGTTCAACAACACAAGCCCTGAGGAAGCCGTCATGGCTATCGGTGCGGCGTTGCGCGGTGAATCCGAACCGTTGCGCCGTTACGGCGTTTTGCTCAATGACGCAGTGCTCAAACAGGAAGCAATGACGCTTGGCATTTATGACGGTAAGGGCGCGCTGACTTCACAACAAAAGGTTTTGGCAGCACAAGCCGCAATTTACAGGCAAACCAATGATGCCCAGGGCGACTTTATGCGCACTAGCGATGGACTGGCAAACAGCACACGCACATTGAAAGCGGTGATGGATGACGCAAAAGTTGCTATTGGCCAAGCATTTTTGAAGCAAGCGGAAACAGCAACTAAAAACATTCTGTTCCTTTCAAAAGCATTGGAAGCAATTCCAACACCCACAGGTCAAGCCAACACAAAATTAAAAGAAACTACGGGCTTTCTTAAAGCAATGCAAAACCCGCTTTCACAAGTGTGGTATTTGCTAACAAAAACGCGCGAAGCATTCGAAGGAACTTCAAGTGCTACCGGGGCTTACAACAATGACTTGCGCCGAAGCGCACAACAAACAATGCGCATGTCAGATGAAGCGGGAATCTTTAACAAAAATTTGCGCGACACAGAAACAGCAACAGGCGGTGCAAAAAAAGAAGTTGAATCCTACGCCAAAGCTTTAAAAGACGGTTTAGGAAATGCGCTAGATGATGCAAAAGACGCTTTAGATGATGCCAAAACAGCGTTCAATGATTTCGCTACAAGCGTTGCCGATGGAATCAAATCAGCATTCAGTTTTGCTGACGCACAGGCCGCGGGCGAGGAAACTGGCGCAGGGTTTTTAGATGGTTTGCGTACACAGGTTGCGGGTGTTGTTGAGTATGCGCGCAAAATTCAACAATTACTAGACAAGAATTTAAGCAAAGACGCGCTTGCCAGGGTGCTCGAATCAGGGGCGGTAGCGGGTGCGGCCATTGCTGACCAACTCATTGCGGGTGGTCAAACCGCCATTGACGAAACAAATGCGCTAGTTGATTCAGCAAATGCGGCGGCTGAAAAGGTTGGATTGAATGCGGCTGCTAAGTGGTATCAGGGCGGCATTGATACAGCGCAGAAAATGGTTGACGGTATTCAAACCCAACTGGATTTGTTGACACCAAAACTGATGGCAAAAATGGATGCGATAGCGGCAAAAATGAAACGCACCGTTGACATTGATGTTCGGGTAACCGAAACGGTTTCCAGGGTGGTTGCAACTATCGCGGCAGGCGGGATTCC